CCGTTATTTTCTACAAATCTTAAGCTTTTTAAATCAAGAATTTCTTGTTTGTTTATGCTTGGTTGAAATTCAAAATCAAAATCATCAAGTTCTTTTAAAAAAGGGAAGTTTGCTACTTTAACACATGCAAGTATTGCTTTTTCTTGTTTTGATTTTATTTCTAAATTGCTTAGTTCATATAGAGCATCTATAACACTTTTTTCTCCTGATTTAATCAGGTTTAAGTACGTATCTATATTATTATTTTTTATGTTATTTAATCCAAGTTCTTCTAAATTGTTTAATAGCTTAATATAGTTACTCACATTTTCACTTACCTATGCAATAATTTATCTAATTCATTAAGATTATTTGTACATATTTGTTCAATATCTTCTCTATTTTTGATGAGATTTTCCATTAATTCTCTATAATGAGATTCATGATAGTTTACCTTTTTTATCACACTTAATATATGGACAGATATCAAATCTGTGTTAAAATATATATGTAACTCATTTTCTACTGTTTTAAGAGTTACAGTTTTGTTTATATATTTTGGAGGGACTGAGTATCTACTCCCCTTGTAATATATCATAGAATCTTTATGGACAGTTGCTTTTTGCTCGAAGTTCATATAACTTTCTATGATATCATTACTTGGTAGCGGAGATAGATACTCCTTCTCTTTTTGGAATAATATTATCGTTTGTATTCCTGTTGATTGATTTGTGGATTGATTAACTTTTTTGTTATTTCATCGATTATCTTTATTAAATCTTCTTCATTTTCAAATTCACCATTGTATGGCAGTAACCAATCAATAAATTTATTAGATGATTCCACCTTTCCTTTGGTATATGAGCGCCTTGGTTTACATAAGCGTATCTTAAAGCCAAAATCATTTGCAAATGCTTTTATTTTATTATTTATCTTCCTCCCCTCGTTTGTTATATCAACTACTTATATCTCGAAACTAATTTTATGTCTTCCTTCCAATCTACCTGGGCCTGTTTTCCCGCAGGAGTTTCAAATCGTGGATGACCACTTGCTTTTATTTCATCATAGACTCCCATGCCGCAAATGCGGCACCAGCAGAGGATGAAAATACCATCCCCTTTACGGGAAGCACGCAGGATAGAATAACCCTTATGGTTGTTGCACCAGCTCTTCAATTTTACAGTCGCTATCGTTCAAATTTTAAAAAAGGAGTTGGCTCTTTCATGGATTTAGTTTACTCTCACGTTTGCGGATTAGATGTCCATAAAAAGAATGTCGTAGCTTTGACCTAATAGATTTTTCATTTTTGGTATCCCTCATACAAACAGAAGGATACCAAATTTATGTACAAATCTGTACATTTTTATTTTCCACTTTTCGTACATTCTTATTTTATTATTTACAGTTACATGTTTTATCTGAACTATAAGGGATATAAAGTTTCCTCACTCCTTTACTTATCAAGTGCTTCTGTAGAACATTGTGCTATGCTCTGCCCATTAATACAAAACTTAATCTCTTTCTCCTCTGCCTTTTCTTTTTCTGCATTAATGGTGGTAGGAACAAGCTTAATATCAACGTAAGGGAATTCATCCCAAGCATCATAAAACTCTACTCTGAACAATCCACGTACTTTCATGCCATCGATATACACTTCAGTACCTATTGTTTTTAATTATTTCCATATTATACCATATTTCCATTGTTTTCCTACTTTCTCAAGGCATAATAAAAACACTCTTTGTTGAGTGCCTACTCGCTTTGGTTTGGCTTCATGCCTGCAAGCTTGAGTATGCTTTCAGGTGGTTCTTCGTTTAAAACATTGCGGTATAAGCTAACAAGTTTTCTTGCTGCTTTTCTTTTCTCTTCCATTGGTGCTTTTACGCCCCCACAAGCGCCAGCCAAAGCTGCAGCTGCTGCGTGTATGCCATTTCTATTTAAAGTACCATCTGGTTCACGGACTGGCAGTTTGCACTGTTCCTTACTTGTATATTCACTTTTCGGCACAAGATGTATTAAACAAGCATTCCACCATTGTTCTTTATCATAGTCACTTTCACTAAAACTGCTCCATGGCTTATTAGAAACCTTTTCTGACACTTGGTACTCACCTCCTTACAAGAAGGCATAAAAATACCACCTCAACCTTGCTCGGTTAGGTGGTTAAATTTGGGGTTTTAACTCGCCTTTTGCAACTTTATCCATATGCCACCACCAACCTGTTTCACCATTTGGTGGGCCTTTTACAAAAGGCGCAAGTTTATCAGCATATTTTAAAACTTTTTTTTGTAATTCTTTGCCTTCGGGTGTCTTGATTAGCTGTTTTTCTTGAAGAATATCAAGGATGTTCAATAAATAACTTACCGCAAAATAATCAGGTTCTTCCTCTTCAAAAATATCAAGACTTTCAGCTTCCATTTTAGCTTGTTCAAGTATTCCCATATTCTCACCTCACAAAATTCGGATATATGGCTGTTTTTCCAAATACTTTGCCCAATCTTCTTTATCCTCGAATGCCCAACCACTTGCATCCCTATTCATATGCTCATTAAACAAAGCTAAATTCACCTTGCGTTTTTCATATTTTACAAATGCCCAGCAAATATCTCCACGCTGTGGGTCTCTAAATGTGTATATCTCATCAGCATTTTTCTTGGTTTGCAACAAGAATTTTTTATATTTTGTTATATGTTCTTCTGTAATTTCTTTTTGATTTCTTGGTATCGTCTCATCAAATGTATACCCATGTTTTGCAACGTGATATTTTTCACGATACAACTCCTTTTCTTTTCTTGCCTCTAATATTAGCTCCTTTTTAATAAGCCAATGCGTGTTATCCCACTCAATTTGCCTTAGCTCAGCCAACTTTTTAATTAAAACTGAATAATCTTTTTCACTTTTTATTATAACTCTTGCTTGCTCATCATACAACTTTTTATTTTTAAGATATTCTCTTTCCACTTTATTGTAAAATTGCTGTTTCCGTTTTTCCTGTGCTTCTTTATATGCTTCCTTTTCTTTCTCACTTCTTGGATCCTCAGTTAACGATGTATTGCTATACTTTTCTGTCTCTTCGGCATTAGGATCAAGTTCTCGTATATATGGCATTAATACATGTCTACAGTTTGGATGACGAGGAATAACTACACCATCTTCTCCGTACTTTGGATATCTCCCGTCTTTACCTGAAAGGCTGTATACTTTACCCTGAATTGGTGCACATAAATGACATGTCGGATAGTGTGTAGACACTTTCACCAAATCAATATCGAATTCCTTGCAAGCATTAATAGTCGCCACCGTTGCTGCTTCTCTTGTCAATGTCATTGCAACCATCTCAGCATAACTATCAAGTCTCCATTCCCTACCTAGCCTGTCTTTGAAGCCTGTTAAACCCTTGCTCAATAGCCTCTCCATCAAATCTTTTTTCATCTGCTGCCATGTTTCACCACTGACATACTTTTTACCTGCTGCTTCTAAACTTGCTTTTCTAAAATAATCATCAAATTTACGTCCCACAAACTGAGTTGCATCTCTGAGATTGTCATAAAGATTTTGCGCTAACACATCTACTGCTCTCTGATGTATTTGACTAAAACTTGGATTTTGGATTGCTTCGCCCTTTAACTGTTTAATAAAAGCCATTACTTCAATATAGTTCTGTTGATATATCTTTGGCACATTTTCTTCAATCCACTTTGCAGCGTTTTGGTCTAACTGTTCTAATATCTGCATTATTTGTTTGAAAATATCTTTGAAATAAACTGTATCTTGTTTCTTTACTTCTTTTTCCAATATTACTTTAAGAACATTCAAAAAACCCTGCCGATAGAGTTCGACAAGGCTTTGTATGAGTTTTTCTTCGTCAAAGTTAGGCATTATCTATCACTCACTTTGTTGTTGCTGATTCTGTTGTGTTTGTAATGTTGTTGTAAATAATGCTGGAGCCTCTTGTGCTGTCTCAACCGCTATCTTCGCTAGTTCTTGTTTTAAAGTCTCTGCGTCAAATTCAAATAAATGTTTTAAAGCTGTTTCTCTGCTTATAAGCCCGTTTTGAACAAGCATTGAATAGATTTCTGCCTGCTCTTTTTCATCATCTGGTAATCCGTCGTTCCAAGCGATATTAATTGTCTCCAGTTCTATCCCATTGCCATATAAAGCATCTAATTTACTTGCAAGCCGTAAAATTTTCTTTATAGCAGGGTCAAACCTCATGCGTATTCGGTTTACTTTTGCGAGAGGCGCCATCATTAAGCGTCTTAATGCACTACCTGACTCCGCAAGGCCCTGTTTTAACTGCCCAAAAGCAGCGGCACTTGTTTCTGATAGTGCATAAAATTGCTCCATTAGCAGGTCTATTTCTCTAAATGCAGCATCAAGCTTCCCATCCCACACCACATAACCCGGTGGTTGTTCGCCTTGTTCTACAGGAAATATTTCCTCCTCCTCTGACAACCCACTCACCGAGCTCGTTTTGTTCAAGTGCTGTAGCAGGCCCATACATGTTAGGGTCAGCGTGCTTATCAAGGATTCTACTTATCTGTGCAATTCTGACTTCTATCTCTTGAATTATACTATCAAGGTCGCTATAGTCATCCAAGCCGTATATTCTGTCGCTTGTCTGCATATTATGAACTGGTACCACTAAGAAATCATCAATTCCCGTATATATTTCCGGTTCTAAATCAGGGTAAAAAGTTTTTATATCAATTTCGTTTTTTATAATTCCATCTTGCAATTCAAAAAGTCTATTTGTGATTTTACCTCTTTCGTGTATTTCAAGTCTAAGATAAGTTGTCTTTTTGTCCTTGTTCAGTAGTGTTGGTGTCGGTATATCAAACGTCCAAGCTATGATATGAGCCTGTACGTCTTTGATATTGTCCGCATTAACAACAGGAAACCATAAAGCTGGTGGTATTGCTTCTATAATTGCTTTTTTATCATATCTTGTTTTAAATATGCCATCGCCATATCTACTTAAATCTATTGCTACTTCGTAAGCCGTGTTTAAAAAGTTATTATTTTTGATAATTTTATCTAACTGTTCTTGCTCTTTACTTCCTGTTTCTCCTGCTGTTATTCTAGGTGGTTCTCCTAATAACAAATCTGCCCATAACGTCGATAAGCGTTTAGGCCAATTTAAAATAATCTCTAGCGTTGCTTTTTTGTCATCTCTAAGCAACCTAACCCAATCTTTAAATACAAGTTCATGCCTACCTTCAAAGAGCTTTCTGTTTTGGTCATAACGCTGTAGTCTTTCCATTTCGCTATCTGGAGGCCATTTTGCACCAATATCACAAAAACTCAAATCCGTCATCATCTCATCATCACCTTATTATACGAAACGAAAAATTTCGGATAATTACCAGCCCACTGGTTTATCTATGACCTTCATACTATGCCTCATTGTATATAAACCATAACATTCGGCATCACTTGCATGGTCATTTTGTTTGAGTGACTTATCTTCTCCTTTTTGTTGTGCTTTTGTATCCCAAACATAAGAAGCTTTTTCTTTTATCAAGTTCTTGCAGCTTTCATGAATGAAATATCTGTTGTTGCTAAGCAATGTTGATACCTACCTAATACCGTCAAGCACTTCGTTATCTGCTTTTCTAACATTAAAAAATCCGTCTTTGCGAAGCTGAAGCTATAAAGCTCGCTGCCGACGGATCAACTACTATGTTTGTTATATGTTTGTCACCGATAAACTCTTTCAAGTCTCGTGAATATTCAGCGACTGTTTTTTGTCGCCCTCCTTTGCTACTGTCGTAATT